GGATTTGAAAATAACTAGCACGTTAAATGTACATTTAAATAAAATGTAAATAAAAATCTTGACAGAATGCAAACAGATGATATAATTACCACATAAACCGAGGAGAACATTATGAAAAATGAACAAATTTTAGATCAAATAATTATTGATATTAGCAAAATCGGAGCTGAGCTATTAGATTGTAAATATGATAGTGAGGTTTCGCCGGCGATGTATGCAATATATGAAAACAGAATACCTGATGGCTTAAGAGAAACCGCAATAGACGCAACAAAATGCGGAGATATCGATGATATGAGCAATTTAATCTATTTATTTTGTGAGGACGGTCTAATTCAAATTAGAGATGCGCAATATATAGCAATGGAAAACGCTCAAGAGTTACAATCATGAAAAAAAACAAAAAAAATAGAAATAAAAAAATTGCAAAAATTCTTAAAATTAGAAGAAAAGCAAGAATGATGAGTGATAAAAAATTAGAGCATTTTTATGATCTTGAAAAAATGTATTCTTTTTTAAGTGATGACATCAGCGATGATGATAGAGAAAATTTATCACAATTAATTGATTGCGCAAGAAATGAATATTACGCAGCAATTAATGATTTAGAAAAAACAGGCGCTTATACAGGAGACACAATAATGATTTTTTAATCAAATATTTATTTGAATTTAATGTAAATAAAAAGGTTGACACGCTGAACGAAACATGAAATAGAGGGTTTAATAATGATTCTAGACAACACGTTTGCAGCTGCTGTATATGAGCAGAATACAATAGATGAAATGATTGACGCATTAACGCGAGACGCTGACAGCTATGATTGTGAGCAATGGTGTTTAACTAAAAATGAATATTTTGAGTCTATTATTTTTGCGCTCAAATGCAGAAAAAAAGGGGATATAAAATGAGTGCACGAATAATTCTTGACAACGGTAAACAAATTTTTTTATCTAAATTTGAAATTTACGATGATAAAAAAACAGCAAAATGTTGTTGTATTTTAGAAAAATCTGCAGATGTTAGCTCTGATATATTTACTGCTAGAGCGCATGTCCGGTCGATTAATTTAATTGATAATGACGAAAATGTTTATCAAGTTAAAAAAATATATCTTGCTGACATAAATGCATTTAGCTCATATCAGCAAGTCAATTCAATTTTAGAGCTGTACTAGCTACACATGAAGCACAGTGACTTGAAACGTTCCTTGAGTCGCTGTTCCTTGCGTCACTGTCGCAATTATCTGCTCGTCAGATGAAAGCGGTTTATTGACATTGATAATTGATACGCCAGAGTCATATAAATCAATTGCAGATGATGCAGCATATTTATCAGTATCACCTGACACGCCTATTGTCATTGTGCAGCCGCTACCATTTGCTACTGTTGTTGGTGTTATCATTACAGTTGTTAATACACGACCTGATTTAATTGCGTCACCAACGTTTTGCGTACCTGCGTCATGCGCTGCTGATAGCGTGCGACCCGCATTATCATCTAAATGCAATTTTAACGTACTATCTGCTTGCGATAGTTGCCCGACGATCGTGGTTGTTGTTAAAAAATTAGTTTGTGCAGCAATAGAGCTTTCATTATCAGAGTCAAACGATCCGCCAATTGCTGTTTGAATGTTGGGGATATTGGTGTCGTGCAAGGCTTCAGAGTTAGCTAACTTAGCTTTAACACCTGCGCTCATCTTAGCTTCTGTTACTGCATTAGCTGCAACTTTATCAGTAGTGACAGCCGCTGCCGCTAGTTTTGCATCAGTGACTGCTAAATCATCAATTTTTACAGTAGTTACTGCTAAATCGTCAATTTTTGCAGTAGTGACTGCTGAAGCTGCAACTTTATCAGTGCTCACGCCTCCGTCTTTAATGAGTAATTTTCCTTCTGCTGCGTCAAGCGTTGTTCCGTCTGCTAAATCGCCTGCTGTTCGTCTTTCATCATGAATCCAATCCGTATTTGATGATGTATTATCACTAACGTCTGCATTAGCTACGAGCGCAATAATAAAATCGCCCACTTCAGCTGTCTCACCTAAAAACGTGCCTGCGGTGCCCACTTTGTACGTATCACCGTGTCGAATTGCACCTGATACACCTGATCCCTGTCCTGATAGTTGTGAAATGTTGCTGCTCGCGTCATAGCTATATGATAAATAGCCGCCCGATTTGCCAGCGACTACATCGAGCTGAGCTTGTGTTACTGCGTGAGTTGATGCAGTTGCGGCTGCAATTTCAAAATTTATTAGAGTTGACCCGTCTGCCTGGGTCGCTGAAATCTTACCAGAGGCAGAATTAAGCTTGTTCCCATTTTTTCCCATCTCGAGCGTTTCGTTAACGCCTTGCAGATTATGTTGATTTGTATAACCCATAGTTAATTTTCCTTTTATGCTGTTGTGCGTAATTCACTGAATAAATTATTGCGATACGTGATACTCGCCCCGTTGCCCGCTCCGCTGTTATGCAGCTTCAAAACAATAGACCCTGTGTCCAAATATGCGCTGAATTTCGTTGGCACGCTGCCGATGGGTCTTGTTATTGCATCAACTACATACGTGTGCGAGTCGTCTGCTCTGTATATGTCAAGTCTGCCAGCTTCTTTATATCCACCGTCCGCTGAATTAATTCTATAGAGCACTTGCAGACTGTCATATGTAGCTGTCGCAACAGGTATTATAGTATCTATTGAATCATCGTAATCAATTTTTGTTGACTGCATGCGTTTTTGCAGCTCTGCTTCAATGATATCATCGGCAACATTGTCAATAGCGTCATCTAGTTCAGTTTTTTGAACATAATTGTTTTTTATTGCTAGCTGTTCATCTTGAAGTTCTGATATAGCTTGAGCATTAGCCGATACTTTAATCCCCAACGCTTCAGCAGCTGTTTCTGTAACATAACTTAGCTCTGAATACGTACGAGGGAACGCCATAAACAATTTTTTAACATTGAACGTTCCGCCCCCGATTTTTCCTTTGAACACAAACCAATCGGAATTCGGATCTTCAATAAATGTTGTGTCAGTATCATCACTAGCATAAACAGCATAGCCCTTGTACGCTATAGTCGGACCTACTACAGACATTGCTCCGAATGAATACGTTGCAGCTTGAGCTGCGTCAAAACTTGATACAATTTCCCCATTTTTATCTAAATACTCATCATGTGTTTGGTCGTTTGCATCTTCCGTGTTCGGTATTAATCGACCATTTGAATCCCAGATTGCATCATCTGCAAACGTTGTGGAAACTTGATTTGATTTGCCGATCGCCCCTTTTGCGGTTCCGCTTAATTCAAAAAACGCAAGCGCATTGTCTTGAACTTCAGCAGGAAACAATGATTTGTGCAGAATATGAAAACCGATTGTCGAATCTGTTTTTTCATGTATAAAAAACCATTTGCCGTATGTCAAATCGGGCACAATATTACCTGGCGACACGCCAAAATAGCTAATTTTTGTTCCATCTTTTCCGTAACCGCCAGATGCATCTTGGTTTCTTAAATCAATCTCATAATTCGGTTTTTCAACGCTAGATTCGACAGCTTGAGCAAATGCAGCATCTATCATGCGCTCTGTTTGCAAATGTGTTGTAGCGTCTTGTTCGTCAATCGCGTCTTCAATGTTTTGAATTCGTTTATTGCGCGCATCAATGCCGCTTGAGCTGATAATCAGCCGATCTTCATTATTTGTTTGTATTTTTAATTCAGAATCAAATGATATCTGATTAATTTTAGCATCTGATTTTAATCTACTATTATCAGTTAACTGCACCCATCCTGTACAGGTTTCTGCATCTGCTGTGCTTGATGATATGATGTATATCTCAGATGTGCGTTTACTAATTGCTGTTGCTGATGCTCTGCTAAAAACATCGCAGTTTATATTTAATCTAGAATAATCGATTGGACTGATGCGCTCGTCAGCACCGACAGTTAAACGAGCTTCAGACCCCTCACCCATGGCGGTTATAATTGCAATAAAATTATTAATTCTTATTTGGTCGTTATTAATTCCGTCCAAATCTTGCAATTCAACATCTATATCATTTAGTGATGTATAAATGCGATAAGGTGCGTTTTCGTCAACTGTTTCCGTCAGTTCGTCAATACTGCTTGTTAGTGTTGCAACATCGCTATCTATTCGCGCGTTGATAGTATCAGCACTTGTGCTTATGGCTGTGTCGACTTCTGCTGTTGTGTATGCGCCGATATTTGACGGTGTTATAGATATGTCACCCTGCGCGTCGGGGTCCTGCCCTGCAACTTTTTTAACGTATGCAATATCAGTTGCTGTTGACGTTGCGCTAGTGCCATCATCTAAAGCAACTGTAGTAACTAATTCTTTGTCTGTGCGAACGTTATCAACAGATGTTATCTTAACTGTTTCACCCTTTGCACCCGTGCTTCCGATAAAATTCGTGGTAACATCAACCCAATCTCCGTCTCTTCGCACGTACGCATAATCTACTTTTTCATTATCAACACCAAGCGCAACCGCCTGATTTGCTGGAAGAGAGTTGGCCCAGCTTGGATGCGTTGTTGTGTAGCTATCTAATGCAGATTTATCAGCAAAAACAGCTGTTGTGCCGTCCGCTTTTGCTGCAATCTTGAGCGCACCGCCACCGCCACCGCTTTTAATTACTGTAGAGACCATGTTATCCCTCCAGCTCTGAAACAGCAATCTCACCCGAGCCGCGCACCCACACGTCAGTGTCGGTTGTGTCGGTTGTTGCTGGATTTAGTTTATAAAAGACGGGTATGCCAGACTCTTCGTCATCTGGTTTATTTGCTCGCGACAACACCGCAATAGGCGATTTTGATGCAGTTATGGGTGTTATTACAACAACGTTGCCTTTATTTATGCCAGTCAAATCATAAACTGATTGCCAAGTTGAATTTATCGTTACTTTTATCGTTTCAGACATTTGCACTCTCCATTTTTTTCAATTCTTGCATCATGTTCTTTAATTATAGCTCGTTGTTCTTAATATCGTTTTAACTATGTTATTATTATGTCTATTTAATAATAAATGGATTTGCTATGCGCCCATTATTTAGATTAGACATTAATGGAATTAGAGCCCTTGCGGTATTAGCTGTAATGCTTTTTCACTTTAATCCTAACTGGCTACCTGGTGGCTTTGCTGGGGTGGATGTGTTTTTTGTGATTTCTGGTTTTTTAATGACTCAAATTATTTTTCGTGGCTTAGAGCAAAACAATTTCAACCTTTTTGCTTTCTATGTTGCCAGAGCTAATCGCATTATACCAGCATTGGCGTTTATGTGTATGGTCCTTCTTGTTTTAGGAGTTATTTATTTATCACCACTTGACTTATCTTCACTAGCTCGCTCGACGAGCTACACGCTTTCATTTATTTCTAATTATCAATACCTAAGAGAAGTTGGTTATTTTGCTCCCGTTGCGCAGACTCAATGGTTGCTTCATACTTGGTCTCTTTCAGTTGAGTGGCAATTCTATCTTTTTTATCCCGTCATATTGATGTTGTTTGGGCGCATCATGCCACTTAGATGGATTAAATGGATGATTGCGGGCATGGCTTTGATTGGTTTTATCATGTATTTAGAACTATCTAAATATTATGCGCATGCCGTTTTTTTTAGCCTTCATACCAGAATTTGGGAATTGCTCTTTGGTGGTTTGGCTTACTGCTTCCCTGTAACACTGCAATCAAGGTGGAAACGCCGTTGTAGTTGGCTCGGTATTGGCGCGATATGTATTAGTTTTTTTACATTAGACCAATATATTCTACCTGGGCCTATGGTTCTCGTTCCTATATTGGGTGCGTATCTGGTGATTATCGCTGATACACATAATCAGTTATTAAACCACAGTATCAGTCAAACCTTGGGACGTTACTCTTACTCTTTATACTTATGGCATTGGCCCATTGTTGTCGCAGCCCATGTGTTAGACATCCCTTATCTACCCTATTGGGGCATTCCTCTTGCGTTTGCATTAGCAGGGTTGAGCTATCGACTCGTTGAGCAATTTCATTGGAAAAAGTTTGATCGCTGGGCTGACTTGATCAAAGTAAAGCCTGTTTTATTTGCCTTGTTGCTCATTGGGTGTAGCAAATTTATCAACAAACATAATTTTATTTTTAGTGATTATACATTAGAACAAAAAGATAAAATCTCAAAAATAGATAGTTTTTTTAAACTACCGGAATACAGACGATTAACTAAAAATAATGAGAAATGCATTAACCGTAGAGTGTCAAATTCTTGTTCTTTTGGCGATAACCGCTGGATAGCTGTAGGCGACAGTTTTGCTGGGCAGCTCGGCAGAGCATTGCTAGATGCAAGCAAATACAAAGGGTTTTTATTTTTAGTTAAAGAACAGTGTCCCCTTGTTAGTTCAAAAATTTGGTTTAGCTCTGTTACAGATTGCATGCAATACAACGCAAATAGAATTAAATATTTATCGAACCTCAAAAACAAAAATATCATTGTCTCTGTAAATTATGCGCAATTTAATGAACCCAGGACCAATAAAAATAATGCAAATTTTGCATGGATTAGCTTTGCTGAACAAATAAAAATGTTACTAAAAAACAATAAAGTTTTTTTAGTGTACCCGATACCAAGATCATTGATAGAGCCTAAAAAAATAGCGTTATCTCAAATTTTTGAAGAATCTCCAAAAAAAACCATATTCTCTCATCGTTTGAAGCGGTACGCGTTGAACAAAAACATGAGCAAAAAACTTGATACGCTTTTACCAAAATCAAAAAATTTAATTGTGATAAAGCCAGCAGATCATCTATGCAACAACAATCGATGCTATATCGTTAAAGATGCTCATGTTTTGTATACAGACAAAAATCATTTGTCGTATGCTGGAGCTAGCATAATCGTTAACGCTATAAATAAAGCATCTCATTATAAGTTATAAGTTACGCTGTACGTTTCCACCACACGCCATTGAGCACCCGCCCCTGCACACTAAAAGTCCCCGGTGGGTCTCCTGCTGCATTTACCGTGACTGTTCCGGTCGGTGTTCCAGCAGTCGCAGGCTGTGTGTCAGCAAAACCCGCTTTGATTATATCATTTTGATCAGCGTTACCATCGTATGCCGGTTGTCCTTCTGTCGCTTGATATCTAGCACTATGCGCATGCGGCGGTAGCTCATCACCGGTAAATGTTGCTGTATGCGTGTGCTGTAAAAGTGGCACGGGCGGTGTATTATCTCCCGTTACTGTGCCGATTGCATCATCTCCTGGTTCAACAGCTGCAAGAGATGCACCTGCCTCGATTGACACCCATGTGCCAACGTATCCGAGCTGATTCGGGGTCAAATCAACAGTTAAAAATAATGTCTCACCGACTGCTAACTGCGGCCGTACCTCTTGCCACAACGCTGGAGAGGTCATCGGGTTTGCGTTTAATGATGAAGATAGCGCTCTATATTCAATTCCGTTGTCTGCGATTACTCTAGCATTTGTTATATAACTAGTCTCAGCATTCCAACCGAGGATGCCTGTCCTCTCAATCAAATCCACTAGTGTTGACAGTCTGTATAAATACTCGTTTTCAATCGCACTACCAGCAAGCGTGTCAAATTTTTTGAGCGCTGCTTGTATTTGAGCATCTGTTATTGTCGTGTCTCTGTACCCGTTTCCAGTGCTCGGACTAGATGTGTCAGTGCTAGCTGCCTCACCGTACACAGCTGGCCCCTTGAAGATTCGTGTTGCCATTTTTTCTCCTCATTAAACAGCGTAATTAGCTTGGTCGTACCCCTTGTTGGGCAATATGCTATCATATGTAAATGCCGGGTTCGGTCTAAATATTACATCAACTATGCGCCCTGTGGAAGGTATCGGCAAAAAGTATACTTTATCAGTTGTCACTGTGTCAGTGACTTTTGTCAGATTCTGAACAATGTATGTCGGCGTGTTCGCCGGGACGATTAAACTGATGTCACTCATCCCTTCTTTGCGAATCGATATGTTTATACCGTAAACTAGCTTAACAACCTGCAAAATCTCAGGCACTGAACCGTATTTGACGTGATTTTTAAATATACGAGCGTATATCAGCTGTCGATACGTAAAATCACTAGCAATCAAATTGCCGCCAATCGGGGCACCTTCTATATAGCAGATTCCTTCTTCATATCCAACATTTTTAGTATCATACGCAAACCAATTCTTATTGCCATAGTTCTCTAGCTCTCTGCTCTGCCCCACGATGCGACCTATGATGTCAAGCTGAACGCCAACTGCATCATCTAAGCAGCGTAATTGCATTGCATCTATTAATGATTGATACAAATCAATTGATTGATTATTGATTGCAGATTGCGCTCCAAGCAGTATTTGAGAGCGTCTAAATTGAGAGAGAGTCAAATCACACGCTTGCTTGACTTGGTCTTTGTCGTAAACGCTAAAATCACAACTCATGATACTGTTACCGTGATGTTTGATGCATCAAATATAGCGACCTCGTTAAATGCGATGGGTATTTGCGTTGTCGAACCATTTACAGTGATACTGTTAATTCTATGACCTGACACCTGATTGACTGGCGTATATAGCCGACTCACGATAACATCTGTGCCCGGTGGGAATCCGTTTTGATCAAATCCATCAGTAATGCCAAACGCATCAGCCCCTTCTAGCGAGTACAGCACAATGTTGTCTTTGATTTGTTGGTCTCCATCTGTTGGATAGACAGCCGAATTAACGACTGTAATATCAACATCAACTGTCATCGGGACCTGCGTAGGTCGACTAAATCGCACTGGGTTAGGTTCACCCTGAGCGTCAAATAGTATGACCTCGATATCACCAAAAAATTCTGCTGTGCAACCCGAACGCTGCAATATTGTTTTTGCGATCTCTGTATCATCGCCACCTAAAACAATGCACGCCTGCTGTTTTGCAGGTATACCATCCGCATCCGTTGTTAGCGTGTTATTGATTTTGACGCGAGCAAATGTGACATTTTCTAGATTAGCAAGATTTGCTTGCACGCTATCGCTGGGCGCAGCACTAGGCGCAGCGTTAGAGCTCCTGCGCCTAACCTCCGCTTGTGTGTCTGTCTCTACATTTACTCCCGTAACTATAGTTGAGGTATTCGTAACACTATCCCAGTTTGGTTGAGGTGTTTTGATTTTAGTAATAGTACCGTTGGTAACAATGATTGGACCGTCAACCGTTGCGGTTGCGGTTGCGGTCGCAACGCCCGATTCGTCAAATGTTACAGTTTGATCAGTTGTAAACAGATTACTATCAAATACATCTGATATTGTCTGACCTGCTAACACTGTTGCTCCTGCTGTGCCAATCATTTCTATGCTTAAAATTGTTGGAGAAGAGGGTATCCGTGATATGCCAGTTATCTCTAATAACCCGTCGACAGCAGGACCGACCGCTAACAAGGGATTAAACTGATTGTACGCAAGCTGCGCTGCTTCCCAGCCCTGTGCTGTTTGATTGAGCGGGACTTGTACAATCTGCATAGCGGGGTCGTCACTATTAAAATCTGGATTGAGACGATTACCAGTTTTTTGATCAACTATTTCTGCGAGCTCTACGCTTGTTTCATCAAGAATATCTGCTAAACGCTTGGCTTCCCAGCCTTTGGGCGTGACACCATATTTTGACATATATCACCATTTCAATTTTTTGTGCTTCGCTTCTAGATTATGCGCGTACATTCTGTTTAATGTAACATAGCTGCACATATTTAAACCGCCATTGCAATATTGCCTAATCATCGTTTTTAACAAATTCTTGTCTTTAGTTTGCAAAAGCGCCTGAAACGCTTCAAGATTTGCTCGCTCCATTCTTCTAAGAGATGCGGGTGAGCACATTTTGAGTGCGCTTCTGCAGTATTGATCATGAACGCGAGCTTCTATGTATGATACTACGCGCTGCCTGTTTGCTTGTGTGTCTATATACCCAATCGGGCTAATAAACCTAGCCGTGCTCGCGCACGCGCACGCGCTAATTATATACAGTATAAATAATCTTTTATGCATAAATTACTACCTTTTTTTCTGTATTGTCTGTCTCAACTATTACACTAGCAACAATTGACGCTGTTCGCACTGTTGCGCTATATGATATCTCAAATTTATCGATACGTTTAACGTTATCAACATCAAGAATTTGACGTCTAAAAATAGCAGATATCTCATCTGCCTGCATTTTGCTGCCTAATATGCCGTCTTGTGATTCATCGTTATTATAGTACGGTATACCTATTTTCGTATCTAGGAACCACTCGCCCAGCTCAGTTTGTACGCGAGTCTGTATTGCGTCTGTTGTTGCCTGCTCGCCGACGCTCAAAGACACACGACCGCCCTCGCTTATTTCAAAATCGTTATCTACTAATTTTAAACTAAAAATCATTGCGGAGCTCCCGAAGTGCCCGTTACAGCTACAGGATTACCATTAACCATTACGCTATATGAACCCGCTGCATGTGTATGATCGGACGGTAAATCAACACCGCCAATTGATAGCGCGCCAGCGGCCACCGCTGGCGCGTTAACTGCCGCGCCTGTAACCGTGCCCGTTACGACCAACTCGCCATTTATTGTTACCGTTGCAGATGTTATTGTTGTTGTAGATGCGTTAATTGATGCGCTAGATGTCGCATCAATAGTTGCGTCAGAGCATGATATTGATGCATTAGATTCTGCTGTTACTGTCACGCTGTTTGCATTTATATTTACGTCAGAACCGTTTACTGTTATGTTTACTGTTGGTGTTCCAATTTGTATCGCATCATTGTTGTATGTATCGAGCGATGCAACTGTAAGCGCGTTTGGTATACATAAACAATCAGTCATGTCATGATGCCGTATTTCTGCCTCATCGGCAGGTCGTTGCGGTCCTTTTTGTAGCTCCCAATTATCTATTGGTCTATCTGATACTAACAGTATAACATCATCGCCTGATTTTATCGGCACTGTCATTGATAAACCAGTGGATGCAGATGAAGGCAAAACAATCGGTACGCCTGTCAATTTTGGAAAATCTTGATATGTGCGCTCACCATCAAGCTCAACAATTTGTTGAATAGTCGGCAGGACATCGATGCACCAAATGCGCCCAGATTTATAAGGCTCGCTGTCTGCTATGCCGAGTGTCACTGTTCGACATCTGAGTAAATGACGACTTATTGTTGTTGATAGTGCGTCTGATTGCGCTGTGCTAAATGTTGTTTTCATTAAAATCTCTTTAGCGATTTGAGTGACATTTTCCAATCACTACCGTGCGTGCTGCCCCCGATTTGGCATTCATCTATAACGTATTTCCCATTTAAATTTGGTGAGACGTTAGATGTTACTTTTACTGTATCCCCAGGTGTGATTTTTGGATTCAAAACAGTCTCAATTTGAACGCCAACTTGAGCTTTGATTACTCCATTCAACAGTGGGCTTATGCTAATCAAATTATCTTCAGGTGTTATAGAATACAGTTTTTTGCTTGATTTATCATCATCAATAGCTTGAAAAACGTTGTTTTGTATAGACCAGCTAAAACCGAATGCTCGAGCTAATGAATCAAGCGAATCAATCGCGCGTCCGTTAAAAATGCGACCTTTGTTTGCTAGCTTACCTGTAACGTTAATCTCTCCAATCGTTACGCCCTCCATTTTTTCAGCAATCTCTTTTATTATAGTAGATACAGCAATGCTTCCCGTATATGATTTATTATAAAATGAACGTAGACTTGCACCCATGCCATCCATCACGTATATAGTTGTTACTATCTCACTGCCAGCGCGTTGGGTCGGCGCCGCTAATATGCCGCCTTTACTGATTAAATTGAGCTCTTGACCAACATATCCACCATATAGTTCAACACTAAGCCCCTGCTGCTGAAGCGCGTTTCGTGTGTTTTGCGATAAGTTGGTTAATGTTAACTGTGTTTCGTTTGGTGAGCCAGTGATATGCTTGTTTACACTAAAATCAATGCGCAGGTCGGAGCTCAGGCCGTTCGAGTCAATGACAATCGCGCTTTTAGTTCCCTTTTTTTCATAGTCTTTAAATGGGCCTATTCTCACCTGAACTTGTCTGATCATAGCTGTAGCCTTGGAGGAAATAGCGCGTCAAAATCATATGTGATGGGTAGTGTTGCAGTGTCTCCAATTTCATCAATTGCTAGAGCTTCAAACTCACCAGCCTCAAACCACATCATCTTTGCAGTTGTTCCGAGTGAGCCAAACCCGAACGCTGGGGCAGTCATGCGTATCTGCCCATACCGCGCTGTAAGCGATTTGGTGAGCATTAGATTAAAAAACCCCTTAAGCGTAATGCCAAGCTCAATCGGTTCTTCTTGCTCTGTCAGTATGTCCATGTAATAATACTGACTAATTGAATTATAATATGTTCGTATTTGAACAGTGTTGTCACCTAATGTTATTAAAATGACTCTATCGGCATCTGGTGTTGTCGGGATCTCTTTCATAATAAACCAAACCCCTTTGCAATTTGATCTGCGACACTATCATCATTTTTTACCTCAGCAGGCTCAACTTTACCTGCATCCACTTTTTTACTTGCTGTTTGTTTCGCTGAGCTTGACAGCTGTTTGACCGTAACAACCTGAAAATCAACCTCATTAATACGCACAAAAGAAACGCGTCCGCGTAACTCACCAACTAAGGGGCTTGTGTTTTCAGCTGATATCGACACTAGTGCCATATTTTTGTATAGATAATGTCTTGTCACTACATCATACAGATCGCGCGCTTTCAATGCGTTTTTAATCTGCTCAAATGTTGTTGCTGCTCGAGTGCCGTATGCGCTCAATGAGTTGTCTATATTTGATATCATCCAGGAAATTTCAACAGTTTCAGGTGTTAAGACGATGTGGTCTGATATCGTTGCGCCAGATTCAACAGCAAACGCCGTAGGTTGTGCTGATTCGTCATGAAATTCAGCTGTGATTTGATCAACAGGTATTGTTGCAATTAATTCGGGATTTCCAGCGTTGAATATTGATGTCATTGTACTAATGGGACCTGAGTTGCAAGTGTTGAAAAGTCGCTTACCGATTCTTTGGCGACCGCCATTGGGCTGCCTGCCCCGCTTATATTTTGAGTGAGCGAAAATGAATTGTTATTGTTTGTGTTTGCGCTTGAATTTTGAATTACTTGTGCGGGAACGGGTGCAGATTGAGTTGATGATAATGTTTTGCTTTGTGCCCCCCCATCTTCACTGCCAATATACTCATCCAAGGCGTCAAGTCCTTTTCCAATCATGTCGCCAACAAATGAAAATACCGACATGATTTTTTTAAATCCATCTTTTATTGAGTCTATGTAGACAGAAAAAAAGTCCTTGACTGAATCAATGATTGAGTTAAATGCTTTTTTAACTACTCTCGAAATGTTTGGAAATCTTTCAGTGAATGCATCAACAAATTTTCCAATTATGCTATCACCGCCCCTAAAGTAGGCCCAGATGTCCTCCATGACCAGCACTAATCCCGCAATGCCAATTGCGGCAGCAACAAAGGGCGCTGCAATGAGCGCAGCCTGCGCTGCCATCGACGCGAGACCCCCAGCGACAAGGACTGCTATCGCTTTTGTTGCGTCTAGATCGCCCGAAAATTTATCCAAATCGGGCAAAAACGATTTTATAAAATCCCAAGCTTTGCTTATTGCGTCACTAAAAAGTTCAAAACCAAGTCGCGCACCATCAATGACTTGCGTGATGCCCAAATCAATAAATTTCCGATTAACATCAATGAAATTCTGCCATTTTTTTGCCATCTCGGTCAGAACAGGGAAAAATTTACTAACAGCTGTATTGACAACTCCAGTGACTGTAAATCTCAAATTAAACAGTGCGTCATCTAAATCGGCAGCCGATTTTGCTGTTTTTTCGGATAGAACGCCGCCTAGCTCTCTAGCTCTATCTGTTAATTCCTTTACACCGTCGGAGCCTGATTGTAGCAGTCTAATCGTTGATTTAGAGAGCCCCAACTTGTTACCAAAATCTTGCGCCTTTTTGTTGCTCATCGTGCCGAATTTTTCAGCTAAATCACCAAACAACTCTGTTGCTGTTTTTATATCACCATTGGATTTACGTGCGCTAATTCCTAGCTGAAGAAGCGCTTCGCTGTATGCGCCTGGGTTTGACGTGTCGACAATTTTAGAGAGCGTCTCTAGATCTTTGTTCATGTCATCTACAGAGCCGCCCGATAATACCGAAGCATAACCGAGCTCTTGCAACTTCTCAAAAGTGACGCCAATGCTTGCTGAAAATTTGCCCTGAGCGTCCACAGAATTAGCAAGAACTAGCGCGTACCCTTGGGCCGCAGTTGCTGCAACATTTAAAGCTTTACCAAGCTGGGCAGCTTTTTTACCCATGTCGACAAGATTTTTTTTAAAGTCAGCCGCTTCTTTTTTTGAAGAAGGATCAACTTCAAGCCCAAGTATCGTCACAAACTCATCGACTATGCTCATCGTTTGTTTCTCTCTGCCTCAGTTTGCGCCATTTTGTGTTGCTCCCACTCTAACCAACTGTTTAGCTCTATCATGCTCATCATGTCGCGCATATCGTACCAATCGAGCTTTCCGCTATTTAATTCGATGTACGTGCAGTATCCTGCTGTGACAACCGAGCTAACCATGTACTCAACAGTCCAATCTTCGGGAATTTGAACAGTTAATCCCCTGTTTTGCTGGGGAAGCTCTTTCCCAAGCCCAAAAAATAACCTCCGCACACTTCTTTTATAAGCCAAACAAGAAAAGGAAAAAGATTTTCAGGCTGGTCATTAAAATGCACATCAAGTACATCACTTTCAATACGCATGTCGCTCCCATCTTTATACACTTTTGACATGTCTAATAGTTCAATAGCAGAGTCATATATCATATCAGTGTCTACTGAGTTTAGTGCTGAAACAAGCATCGGAATGGCTTTGTTATTATCGCTAATTTCACTCAATTCGCTAGTATTTATACTTGTGAGTAGCCCGCCCAGTTGTGTAGCTAGCCGCGCTGCAACACGGCCCGATTTTAAAATAGGAGGGTTTTCTAGTATGATGTACGTTGTGCTTGCTATTGTGTGTTTTTTCATATTATTCTCATTATTATATAGTATCTATGCGCTCACAGCCAAAAACAACTGCTTGTGTACCATGCTGTGGTCCACCTGTTGTGATATCACCCTGGTTTTGAATTGAGCATCCAAACGCGTTAACAACAACCCCTGATGGATCGTTGATTAATATGTCAATTGGCAAGCTAACGCCCTCTTGCTGTGCAATTTGAAGCGCTCTTATTAATTTTAGAGACGGACTCACGCTTTTGTATGTTAGTGTAATCGTCCCTGTACGTCCATTTGCTATAGACGTTGTTCCGCGTGTTGCGCCCACGCCTGGCGGTGTTATTGATGACGTGTCTTGAGATTGACTAACTACAACAGAATCGCCCTCTGTTAGCTCTTGTTGCGCTACTCCATCGATTAGAACGCTAATACGTTTTTGATTATATGCTGCCATTTTCTTGCGCCCCCTTAGTTATAGACGGATAGAGTTATTGGTAGTTTGTGAATTGCGCCAGCTAAGTACACGCCGATTTGCATTGGCGGAGCTAAACGCTCAGCTCTATCTGATGCTGATGCAGTTGCTGTACTAAGCATTGACACGCTGTATGCGGGCTCTAGAGCTATTCCGCTGTCACTCTCAAAATCTTCTACTGCTCTATCATTTAGTGAGCCATTTCGTTTAAATCGCTCACAAACTCTAGTAGCTGCAGCAATCATTTTACCCTCGCCCATTGCACCATCTGAGTAGAAAATTTTATTGTTTTTCAAGAACACGTTATATTCTGCTGTTTGGAGCTGCTCGACGAGATTATCTAGATTAATTCTATCATCTATATAGTATGATTCAGATATCATAATGCCGTCCCTGAACGTTCTAGACGAATTACCCACCGCTGTAAATAAATTATATCGTTTATTTTGTAGTACTAGTAAATCGCTAGTCTCAACACCCTGCGTCGGAATACCGACCAAATTTTTAAATTTTGCGGTTTTAGTCGTATTTTCGCCCGAGTAGTTAACGCTGAGCATTTGCGCAATAATCGCGGCATCTGGATAGTACTCAGAGTCCTGCATCCAAATTGCACAAGTTTTTTCATATGCGAGCGGTGTAAGTAGCGCGCCCACATCGTTAACCGACGCGCTGTTTTTGGCCTGCGGATCGTTAGATGTTGTTAGATGAATCGCTTTGTCGATAGTTTCAATATATGCTGCCGCTGTAAGCACATCCGCGCTATCTCTATATGATTTTTCTAGTATCCAAGCGTATATGTATTCTTTTGTGCATCCAGCTGCCTGCTGTATTAAGTTTATCTCGCCATCTATGCCTGTAGGTGTATATCCTGCCTGTGGTATGCCTGTACCTTCTTGCCCGTTCAGTATGCCGAATCCAGATATGTCAGAGCCAGAACCGACTGAGCTTAGCACGCTAACGCTCGAACCGTCACCGCTCAATGCTGATGTAAATGTGAATTTGGTGCCGTCATGCGTGACGCTAGCCGCGCCACCTGCTGATGTAATTGCTGATTGAATAACGAGACAAACAGCTGCAAAATCGCCAGCGTCGCTAAAATCGCAACCAGTGACGTCGTACGTAATACTATCAATAGCAACAGAGAAAGAACCATCTTCAATAGATGTGAATGACTCTAGTGCGCCACCTTGACCGCACGTCATATAGCCAGCCTGAGCCACGCTAAAAGCCTGCGCTATGGCAATTTTTTCAGGATGCTCGCTTTGTGAGAAAAAATCTCTTGCAAACTTGTATGCTTCTGAATCGCTACCCCACTCATCCATCACATCAGCCGCACTTGTGTAGAATTTAACGCGACCAGGACCAATAGGCAGCTGACCAGTTGACGTCACTAGGCACGCTATCGTTAAATCAGTTGCTCGCTCAGTTTGTGACATAGAAACGGTCACGGGCACATCAGTAGATCGAGGCAAGCTTTTATCACCGCAGTTAATCACATCCATTATCATCTCCTTGTTACTAGTGTGTCACTGATAACATCATCGTTTTCTGCATCTATCACTACTAAATGCGCATTCTCTATATAATCAGCATTATCAATGCTGGAATTTATGATTGCATGAATTATAAAATCAAAATTCCAACGCGCTCTATTCGTTCCGAGCATTGATGATGTTATGTTCTGAGGTTGTATCTGTATTTGACCGAATCCGCACACACGCCAAAGGTCTAGATACCGTTTTTGTGAGTGCAACGTACTCGCTATATATCGTATATCGCTTTCGCACGAGTGACCGAGAGTTCCGTCACCCACGCATTCAATGCCCACTGTCATTGTATGACGTTGCTCGATTGTCTCGACATCATTATCATCAATGTGTGAAACCGGATTGCCAGCTACTTCTATTCTTTTTATACCGAACGTCAAATACGGATGGTTTGGTACTTCAGCATTATTGTTGCTAGCGATTGCTGTTCGATTCGGTATGACGCTATACAGCCAGTCGTACAGAGTATTGTGCAATTCAATGAGTGTTGTTGACATATTTTATCGCTATGTATTTATTGATATTACCTATTGTATAGTCTGACCAGTTTTCAACTGATGCAAATCGCCAAATTTCACCATGTCTATTCAAAAACGTCTGCTTTTTTTCTTCAGTATTTTGCGAGCTATCTAGTAAATATATATCTGCTGCTGTATGTATAAGTAATGCGCCATCTGACTGTATACCACCCAGCGAATATTGCTGTTCTTTTGCGCTAGCTGGCTGCACAATTGCACGAATAACCCTGTCATCACCTTGTACGCTCTCAGAGCGTCCTTTGACTCTAACTGTTGTTGTATCATATACTGTTACGTTAATTGCTAAAACGTTAAACGTGACGTTAACGGGCAGTTTCATGATTTTCTCACTATGTATCTAACAGACTCAAACATTAAATCAGTATCAACTAAAGGATTGTCCGATTTTTTTCTTTTTATCGTTTCTTCTGAATTAGGCGGGTCTCGCAATTTAACAATTGATTGAGCTATTTCGCCTGCACCAACATTTCCCGCCACTTCCAACTTGCTCTCGTATGACTCAATACCGTTTTTATTTAAATCAATAACTGCTGAGCGCAAAATTAACGCAGTTTTATTTTTAATTTTTGGACCTGCGCGATTCATAAAATCACGCTTGGGCACGCCTTGGCCGTAGTTGTTTGCTAATGCAACATCTACAACCCTCGGGCCGTCTGGGTATCTTACTGTTGCTGCCTCAGTTCCCTCGGGAAAGCCGCAGGCAACAACACGATTCGCGCTTGCGTATCGTTTTTCCAGCTTGTTGAACCAGCCTTTATTTTTCTGTTTAACTTTTAACATACAACTAGTCTAGCGCGCGGTATACATGACGATTTGAGCGCTTGAAATGCTATTCCGTATTGAGTTTGCGCTAACCAATGACCAATGTCTGTGTTTGAGGACGGCATTTGACCAAATGCGAAAGAAAGACCTGCAGCTGAGCCCGATGACAAAACCCCAGAAACGCCCGCACCACCGCCGCCAGCGTCAATTCTGTTAATTGATAATTGAAGTTTGTGAGCAGCTAGAACAAGAACCGCCTTACCCCAGCAATCGCCCCAGTTTTTTTTCGATAATTCATCTATAGAGTCTTGTAAATATAAATTTATTCGAACATCTTCTTGACCCGCAAGCTCGGGATAATACAGTTTAAAATTATCAATCGTCGGGTCAATCATATTATCTACCTCGTTTTTTGCTCACTGCGTTTGGATTCCGCGCTTGAATACGACCAGCTAGCACGTCTTCTTTCGAAGACGGGTTTGAGGCGAACTCTCTCCAGTCCGCTTCAGTTATCTCAAACTGCTCACTTGGTTGTATCGTAATGCTACCAACCACTACGGGCAGTTTTTTTCGGTTTTTGACTAATAGCATCATTATTATTTGCCCCTTGATGCTTTGCCCGCATCGGATTCAGAAAGTATTTTTTTGTCTTCATCCAATTCTTGAGAAAGTTTACCTTTTACTTTTGGTGATACAGTTTTTTGAGCTGGTGCATCTTCAACTTTTTTATTTTCGCTGTTTTGAAATACTAGACAACCTTGCTCCACTAATGCTGCGACAATTTTATTTTTTTTCCAAACGTTAGCTAAATTATCATCAACCTGAATCCAGCTCATTGAGAGTACGCGCGCGCACTCTCCTTTTTCATTATCCGGACCGATGAAATCTCGTTGCATTTTATTGTAAATGATCATATTAAACCCCATCGACATAAAGCGCTTTTTTCGGAATCATGCAAGAATAAGGACCTATGGTGTGAATTCCAAAAAATTTAGTACCTAAATCAACAATTTGAGGCGCCAGTAAATTAGGTTGCTCGGGAAATGGGAACCAATCGGTCTCTTTATCCATTACTTTCACTACCATTCGATCGCTTGTTCCGTCCGCAGCAGCCTCAGTTAAGTATGTTAAATCGACAATTTTTGGTCGTTGACCTGTTTTAGTTAAGCACAAATTATTGTCTAAAAAGTAATTTAATGCACTAATTCCAGTGCCGTCCATGCGTTTTGAGTTTAAAGCAGCAAAAGCAGATGGAGGCAACGCAATGAAATTAGGAACAAATATACCTTTGGTTTGAGCATAAACTTCAAGCATTGCTGTTTGCAGTTTTTGAACGCATTCGTCAGCTGTTGCACTAGCAAAATCAGTTCCGCCACCCGCTGCATTTGATGTCGCGGTTTTTATTGGAATACTTGGAGAGTTTAAAAAACCGTCCATACCGAAATCGGGGTATCCGAAAAAGAAAACATGCTCAATATGGCGGTCTTCTGCTAGTTTAATTGATTCTGATGTAGCTGTTACTAGATTAATATTTTGACCAAAATTAAACGCACGCACATCTTCAATAGTCACTGTACCAGATACTGCTGCTATTCTGAGAGGGACAGTTAACGCATCGACGCCAACACCCACGGTATTGATATTTGAACCTTCGGAATCAATAAACGATGCAACACCTGACATATCTCGAATTCGTTGCATTGCTGTCTGAGAACCAAGCGGAGGAGTAGTGTCAACAGACTCTTGAGCAATACAGTCAAACGCACGCATTTCGCTGTATTGAGTGTCTATATAAGTGCTTCTAATTGCTGTGAGCAAGTCGATTGATAGATTGCCGACCCCCTGGGTCGCTGAGCCTTGTCCGATTGAATAAGCTGGCATTATTCACCCCCTCCGTTTTCTACAATAATTTGTCGTGTGTCTATAACTGCAACCTGACTACTACCCGAGTTACCCATAAAGAATTCATGAGGCAATTCAAGCATACCTGTTTTACCGCCTGCCCCTGCTTCATTAGTGAATTCGCCCAATTCAATAGATGCGTCATTAGTTGCATTAACAGCGACGTACACTTTGTCACCAGCGGCTATAGTGCCGTTTGCTTTAACTATAACTAACCCGCCCAAGCCAAAGCGCATGACTGAAACCATTCGGTTTTTATCAAGAAAAGCCGCGCCAGCTTCGTTAACTTTTGCTGTTTTGTTTAGCATGACGATACCAACAAGCTCCTTGGCTTCCGTTACGCCTGAAGCGTCTTCTATGACGTTACCCGCGTTGTTTCCGTAGTCAGAGCTAACTGCCGCGCCTTTTTTTACCGCACGCGCAACATACAAATCTGTTTTTGATGGATAGGAAAAAATATAATTGCCATCTCGTGAAGCGTCATTGAATGGCTCGCCCGGAAAGCCAATGTCTGGCGCATTTGTAAACTGTTGTTGTAATGAAGCCATTTTATGCTCCTTTTTTATTGAAATATGAAATCAAATTGACAGCGACATCTTGTTGCTTGCTATTTTGAACCGTGGTATCTACTAGATTAGCAACACCTACTGATTTAGATGCTGGCTGTGCTGTTGCTGCTAGTGCATTGAAATAACCAGAAACAAACGCATGATCGTTCAACTGCTCTTGGTTTGGTTGCTTACCGTTTTGAATCATGATTTGATTAACAACATATGATTTTAGCTCATGACCGCGCCTGCGCACACCGTCTTTTTTAAGAGATGCCGCATTCATTATTTTTTCAGCATCATCTTCATTTTGAACCATTTCGTCAGCAGCTGCTTCAATGGCTTCTGGTGACAGCGCTTGATTTAACTTGTCCATCGTTGCTGAAAGCTCTCCTTCCAGCCTGCTGACCTCATTTCGAGCTTCTTTTAGTTTTGCCATTGTCTCATCAAGAGCTGATTGGTCAACCATGTTGTTAACTTTTTCATCTAGCTCTTCTATGTCATCAACTGATTCATTAGCAACATAAATTGACTTTTTGCTATTTTTCAGTTTGACGCATACAATATTTTGCTTAGTCTCACTCATCTGCATGTCCTCTTTTGCTTTGTGATTTAAAATACGTATATCATGCCCGCCTCTTCCGCACCCAGAAGGCAATAAGGCAATATGGTTAAATTTGATATTCTTTTGCGTTGCATCTACATCATCGCGACCGCCATCAAAATCTATTTCAGAGCGATAAGCTGCTGAAACCTCGACCAGCTCGTTATTTTTTACTTTATCAATCGTCCACTCATCAGTTATAACAACGTCGCAACATAGCGTATCAATTCCGTCAATAT